CCGCACCGCGATTACTAACTCTCACCAAAAACAACAAAATGAACACCGACAATAAACCGAAAACAGACAACATCAGCGACGAAACCAGCGCAAAGCTGCTGCGGCTTCACATCGAGGATGCAAGCCGCCCCACGCGACAATCGACCGGCACAGATCCTGACTACCAGAAAGGTGACGATGGCACAGTGCGCAGCTTACTGCTCGCCCTGCTCATATTCGCCGCAACCGCAGTCATCATCTGGCTGACTAAATAATCTCCCCCATAACAACAAAACAACAAAACAACGACAATGAAACTAAGTGAAAAACGTAATTCAAACTTCACCCCGCACCCTGAAACCGACGGCCCGATCAAGGCGGTGTTGGTCGATGTAACCGAGTTGAAGAAAAGAATGACCCAGTATGGCGAGAAGGACGAGTTCCGGCTCGTCTTTGAAACCGAGGTCGAAGACACCGAGAATGACCGCCGATTCTGCATCTGGAGCCGTGGCTACACGCCCAGCCTAAATGAGAAGGCAGCCCTACGGAAAGACCTCAAGAAAATGATGGGACGCGAGCTCACCCAGATGGAGCTGGACGAGTTCGATCTCGAGGGACTCATAGGGCATGGGGTCAAACTCATCATCCAACACGAGCACAAGGACGACAAGACCTACGCCAACATCAGCTTCATCGCCCCTGACAAGGACAAGGCGTTGAAGCCATCCGGCAAATACATCCGAGTGCGCGATCGAGACACTGAAGGCACTGAGCAGACCGAGGCGAAAGCCGACGAGTCCGGCTGGGAGTCTGTAGTTGTCCATGTCGGCAAATACAAGGGCAAGAAGCTCGGCGAAGTTGACGAGGTCGGCGCAGGCAGCCTCATCTCCAACTGGCTGCCGAAGGCGAAGGCAGGCGGCAAGGCCGAGGACGCGGCACTCGTGGCTGCGCTAACCGAGCTGGCTGACATCCTAGGCGGCGACGATTACTGATCTCCGGGAAGTGCATTGCATGGCACGCCTCCTACTGCGAAAGCGGTAGGAGGTTTTCTGGGCGAAAATTATGACCATCGCCGAAATCATCGCCGCCAAGAAAGCCGCAGCCGCCGGGTCACCGGCAGCCGCACCACCCGCCGCCCAGCCTGACCTCGAGCTAGAGGCGGCCATCGACCGCATCGACCCGCCAGCGGCGGGAAAGCGCCGGGCGGGGCTGGTCTTGAGTGCCAAGACCCCGCTGCAACCTGCGGAGGTGGCACAGAAGGCGCACCACAAGGAGCTGCGCAGCCTTTCACAGCCGGAGGGGGAGGCAATCCCACTAACGCCCTGCAACGCGTCACAGGAGGTCGAGACGTGGCACGAAGCGATGAACGCATTCGAGAGCTCGCTCTGCGTGATGCGCGATCCGCAGGATTCGGACGTGGTCTGGCTGGCGATCCGGGCAGACCGCGAAGGACTGCCGCCGATCCTCATCCATCGCCTCCCCTGGACGCTTTGGGACTACCCCGGCAAGGTGACGGCCAACCAGCCGTTCTGAGCATCCGGCAGGCGCTCATCGAGAAGGCCGCCAAAGCCCGCGAGCGCGTCACCCCGCCAAACCACTGCCCGACCTGCCATAAATATTACTGCCGGCTGTTGTTGGCTAACTGCTGCATCTGCACCGGCCACATCACGCAAGACGCACCTAGACCATTCTCCAAATAAACAAAAATATGCAAAACACAACCGAACTAATGCCGCTTATCCTCGCTGGGGATGGCTACCAACTGACCATCTCCGATGAGGCGATTCAACGCAAATCCGAGATGCTCTCCAAGTCTATGTTTGTCACAACCGTCGCCAGCAACGATGACAGCGCACGAGCGCAGTTTCACACCCGCCAGCTCGCTGCCATGCGGATCGAGGTCGAGAAATCCCGCAAACTGGTCAAGGAGCCGGTCAACCGCATCGGAAAAATGATCGACACCGCCGCCGCCGAGTTCCTCATCGAGATCAATGCCGAGGAGGGACGCATCAAGCATCTCATCGGCAACCACGCCGAGGAGGTGCTACGCATCAAGGCAGAGAAGGAGGCTGCCGAGCGTGCCGCGTTTGAGGCTGCCCGTGCCGCCCGTGAAGCTGCGGAGGAGGGTGGCATCGCGGCCGTCATCGCCGCCAAGAAGGCCGCCGCTGAAAAAATGGAAGCATCCGCCGAGGTCGCCACCACTAAGATCGCCGATGGCGTGCGGTTCGCTTGGGATTTTGAGGTCGATGACATCACCGCCGTTTATCGTGCCGCGCCGGAGTTCATCACCCTAGAGATCAAACGTAGCGCCGTTCTTGAATGGTTCCGCGAAATGGAGCGTGCCGACGTTGACGTGGCAGCCGCCGCAGTTTTAGCCAACATACACGCATTCAAAAAACCAATTATCTCCAGCCGATGAGCACTGACCAAACATGGAGCGACAGCCCGATTCACGATCAAATCAGAACTATGAGCACTGACACACCTGAGACTTTTAAGTCAGTCATGTGGTCAGAACTCGGATTCACTGTTGACATTGACTTTGCCCGCAAACTGGAACGCGAGCGGGACGAGGCGCGGGAGGAACTTACCGTTGTCACCGAGGAGCGTGATCAATGGAAAGCAAAATACATCCAGCAAAACAAAGACCTCGGACACGAACTGCGCGATCCAAACGGGACTATCTGGAGCGAGTGCAAACGCCTACAAACCCAGCTTGCCGCCGTCACCGAGCAGCGGGACGAGGCGCGGGAGTATGCAGATCGACTAGCCGAAGGGCTACCAGAAGGGATGCTGCCGAAAGATGTCGAGGTGCTGCGGGCGGCTAATCTTGGTCTAGCTACCAACATCGCCGCCGTCACCGAGCAGCGGGACAGGCTGGCTGAGGCTTTGGCTAATTTAGTCAAGGCTAACGAAACATGGAATCAAGGCATGATGGATGTTATCGGCAGACCTCTTAATTGGAATGACTCTTATCTTAACGAAGCTAAAGAAGCCCTCCAATCCATAACCCCGAAACCATGAGAGAATCCACCATCGAACAGGCAGTCTGCGCATACGCCAAGGCCAAGGGCTGCCTGAGCCTCAAGCTCGCCGGACAGAACCAGAAAGGCCAACCCGACCGCATGTTCCTCTTCCAAGGCCGCGTGCTGTTCATCGAGTTCAAGGCACCAGGCAAAAAACCAACCGCGCTGCAAGCCCGCTGGCTCGACCGCCTAACCGACCACGCGTTCCACGCTACCACCTGCGACGACATCGAGGCAGGCAAGCGGCTGATTGACCTTATTACACAACATGAAAACTCAACTAAATGAGCTGGCACTTTTCGCGGGTGCTGGGGGAGGCATACTTGGGGGCAAACTCCTTGGATGGCGAACAGTCTGCGCCGTTGAATGGGACGGATACGCACGGGACGTTCTGGTCGCCCGACAAAATGACGGATGCCTTGAAGCCTTCCCGATCTGGGATGACGTTCAGACCTTTGACGGAAAACCTTGGCGCGGGATTGTTGACGTGGTATCTGGAGGATTCCCGTGCCAGGATATTTCATGCGCCGGAAAAGGAGCAGGAATTGATGGTGAGCGAAGCGGTATGTGGAAACACATGGCGCGAATCATCGGTGAAGTATTGCCGCAATACGTCTTCGTGGAAAACTCACCAATGCTTGTGGGAAGAGGCCTTGCCGTCGTGCTCGCTGACCTTACCGAGATGGGGTATGACGCGGAGTGGGGTATTGTGGGAGCGCATCACGCCGCCGCCCCTCACAAGCGGGACAGAATATGGGTATTGGCTAACTCCAACCTGTATGAACATAGCACCCACGGAAACGCGAAGGGAAAAGCGCGAAGAATATCGGAAGAGCATCGGGAGGAAAGATGTTCCGGGAGGACTAGCCGAACAGGTGGCGGTGCAAAAATTCTGGCCGACCCCCAAGGCACACGAACCAGGAATGACAGCGAAAACAACGGGGCGCGGAGTGGAGAAATCCACGCATCTGACAACTCAAGTGGCACTAGCGGAAGGAATGATAGACCGCAATACGGGGAGGCTATGGCCGACACCGAACCAAAGAGACTGGAAAGACACCGGGGCGACGCAGGGCAACCGCAAATCTCCGAACCTTGGAACGATGGTGCATCAATGGGCAACTCCGACAGCATCAACAGGCGGGCCGGAACCGGATGGAGTGACGGGGAGGAAGCTGGTGACGCAAGTTGGTGGGCAACTGAACCCGACGTGGGTCGAGTGGCTCATGGGGTGGCCGCTAGGGTGGACAGACTGCGCTGCATCGGTAACGGACAAGTTCCGGCTGTGGCTCAACTCACATGG